TGCCGATGAGTGTTTTAAGAAGGTCCTACCCAACCGGAAAGCGAAGACCACCCCTATAATGGGCAATGGCAAAAACCGGGAGGCTGGCGGGACTCAACACTCGTATGGCACTGCAAGACGCCCTGAAAACTGGGGGAAAAATGAGAGCACGAAAAACACGCGCACCTACCCATTCAGATATGGCATATACACGAAAGCCATTCGAAAGTGGGGAAAAGCGCCCGAAGGGCGCCCTCCAAGTTATGAGGTTCTTAACAAGAAAAACCTCTCTGAGCCCATGTCATCGTACGAATCATACGAAAGCTGGGCTAGACAGCTGTCCAATGTCTATAAACGTGACGCCCATTGTTGCACAATGTATGGGGCTCCACAAGAGGACGGCTTCCCACTAAATCCATTTGGGCAGTTTATCCACGGTCTCGCGATGGTCAAGAGGTTCGATGAAGTCGAAGACCTAGAAGAGTATGTCGAGCGAGTGGGAGTGGTCGAGAGCCTGACATTGCTAGGCATGCAGGTAACCGGGAGTACGATAGGTGGAATACATTACGGTATGAAACTAGTATCGGGTCCGGTTCGAAAAGTAGTTTGGGAACTACTTAAAAAGATCCCACGGTCATGCAGCCGTAGATCAGCAACAGGTGGAGTGGCGACCATCTTGAACAATGCCAACAACGATACCCCTGGCGGACAAGGACCAGGCCGTGTTGCTGTTTTCCGGTCATATGAACCGGTTGTGTTCGACCTTGAAGAGGCCGAGCATAAAGTCAGAAATGACTTGGAGTTTGGGGGGGTATATCTAGAAAACCCCCTTGGTGTGACGCACCAGTCTGGTCAAATAAGACCAGAGGAAACGATACGGGACACAACACATGACCCCGTACCATTCCGGCAGCAGGAGGAGTTAGACCTCGATAAAATAACCCGTGAATCGACAGACGGTGACTGTCAACCTTTGCAAGCGTCGGATTGGATGAGCAAGGACACGCTCGCTATCTGGGATGCAATAAAAGAAAAGGCTTATGAGTTCGGCATTTTCTCCCTGGCCACATTGTCAGGGTTCTTTTCCCTCCCCATATCAAGGATGGGGATACTTAAAGAGCGGACGGTTCAACTGCAGCGCGCAGCGTTAGACAAGTATCTGCGTGCTCTAAAAACTGG